CATGAAATCACCTAAGCAAGCTAGCAATCTAGCTCGTTTAAAGATTGGTCACAAGGCAGTGATGGGTGAAGAAGAGATTAAGGGTAAGATCAAGAAGGTAGAAGTTCTTGAAGCAGGTATGTATGTACTTAATCACAATGAGACTGATTACTACCTTAAAGATCCAAGCATTCGTTTGTTCAATCAACGATTCATGTACAAGCGATTCGTTAAAGGTGAACCCAACATCTATGTGAAGACTGTGATGGACAAGGATCTTAATGCAGATCTTAGGGACAACCAGGGTGGGTTTAATTGTGGTAAGCCTTCAGGTTGGATCAAGGATTACAATGCATTGCCTACAGAAATCAAGACACTGATGAAATCAATCAAGCGTGTACGTGTACTCTTCGGTGAAATCTCAGCCAATGATGCATACACTGCAGATGGTCAGTCCGTTATGCTTGATAACTTCATTCCATTCATTTGGGAGATTGACAACAAGGATGCATTTAAATCTGCAGGTGCAGTGATTGCATTGTTTGCTAAGCAGAATCGTTTGCTACCTCAGCATTTAGTAAACCTGAGTACAGAAGCTAACCCACTTCCTAATGGTGAGCAATTCTATACACCAGTATTTAATGTTGACTTTGGTAACATGCTCCCCCTTGAAGATAAAGATCAGATTACCTTTACGAACTTTAATGATTGGATTAGTAACTACAATGATTACATCATTAAGAAGTTCAATGAGGGATCGGCTAAGAGGGAGCAAGAGCGTGATGACAATCTTGTCGATGAGTTTGTAGATGTGGACGTAGCTGCCTAACATGAACCACCCTGCCGAACTTAAGGTACACCAGTATCTTTCCAACATACGACATGGGGATAGTACCTTATCCCCTGAAGTGATTGAACAGATTGTGGAGGATATACGTGCTGCCTTAACTAGGCAGTTTGTTGACAAGTTAGACAATACATTTACATTGCGTATGTCTAATGTAGGCAGAGCTTACTGTCAGCTGTGGTTTGATAAGAATGCCCCACACAAAGCTATCCCTCACAGTACTAACTTTGTCATGAATATGATGATGGGGGATATCATTGAGGCTGTATTCAAGGGACTATTGACACAAGCAGGTGTGGCATACTCAGATGGAAGTAGAGTTACTCTTGATCTAGGTGAGTACAAGATTCATGGCACACCTGATATTGTCATTGACGGTAAGGTAGATGATGTTAAATCTGCCTCACCATGGTCCTTTGAGAATAAGTTTAAGTCATTCCAAACCCTGGCAGACAATGATTCATTTGGATACTTAGCACAGCTAGCTGGTTACGCTAAAGCTATGGGCATTGAAGCTGGCGGATGGTGGGTAATCAATAAAGGTACAGGGCAGTTTAAATATGTACCTGCCGATGGTTTGAATGTCGATGCTTGTGCGGAGAATATCAAAGCAATCGCAGCAGAACTTGAGGAGAATGTATTTAGAAGATGCTATGAGGCAGAGGAAGAAACATACTACAACAAACCGACAGGGAATAAAGTCCTTAATAAAGAATGCCAGTGGTGTAGTTACAGGTATGCGTGTTGGGAAGGGCTTGAGGAAAGACCGTCACTTGTCTCACGAGCAGAAAATCCCCCAACAATCTCCTATGTCTTTATCAAGAAGAAAGAAAATGAAAGTAAAGACAATACATGACACCCGTAAGGCATGGGCTGTAGGCAAGAAGTATGGTTATCGCAGTGGTTTAGAAGTTAAAGTACAAGAGCATTTAAAAGAGAATGGAGTACATGCTAAGTATGAACACATTAAGATTGAATGGGAAGATCTCATGTATAGAAAATATACACCTGACTTCCTACTTCCTAATGGAGTTATTGTAGAGACTAAAGGATTATTCACTGCACAAGATAGGCGTAAGCATTTACTTATTAAGCAGCAACACCCCATGCTTGATGTAAGATTTGTATTTGAGAGAGCAGATAGGAAGCTAAGCAAGGTATCTAAGAGCACCTATGCGTCTTGGTGTGAGAAGAATGGTTTCCAGTATGCAGTTAAATACGTCCCGTTAGCATGGGCAGAAGAAGAACCTAAGAATTATTTTCCAGAGAAACTAGTTATCTTTAAGGATAAAAAACATGAATCCTAATGATGTCATTGCAGATGATGATGTAGCACTTGTACTAAGTCCTAACTTTGAAAAGGACGGTACATGGACAGGTACATTAGATCTTAATATTGCTATCATGCCTGTAGATAAAGGCACAGAAGAATCAATAGGTGCCATTGAAGAACTTACGAACATGCTTATCACATGCTTTCGTTTGATCACTGAGGACGAAGAGTTCCATCATCAAGTCATGAAGGCAATGATTGAATATGTGGATCGGGGTGAGTTATTAGATCAAGATAAATTAGATGAAGTAGAGCAGATGATTGGATCATCAGATAATGTGTATAAGCTTAGTGCTTGGACTAAGACTAGGGGGAATGCATAATGGACATGGTTAATAGTCCTGCTCATTACAACATGGGGCAATATGAAACGATTGATATTATTGTGGATACACTAGGGAAAGAAGGTGCTATTGCCTATTGCCGTGGCAATGTATTAAAGTACACCATTCGTATGATGCACAAGAATAGACCACTAGAAGATGCTAGAAAAGCACAGTGGTATCTGAATAAGACTATTGAATTGATGGGTGCATTAAAGCACAATGATACTGTGGGGGCATTGAAGTGAAGCAACTTAAACTGTTCGATGAGATAGAAGAACTTGAAGATGGTACTGTCTTTGCAGATGTAAGCTTTGTAGTATCCTTCGATAAAAAAGAAATGCCTACAGCTTATACAGATATCTTGTATCTCGAAGATGAGATTAAAGATGCCCTCATTAATGCTATGCATGACATAGGTGCAACAAAGACTGACGATATCATCATTAACATTGAGGGCTTAGAATGAAAGAATCATTGATTGATTATCACGGTATACGGATTGATATCTCTCGTGATCGGCTGCTGTCTGAACAAGCTACTCAATTGCTTACTGATTACTACATGCTCCCAGGAGAGAGTAGTCCACAAGAGGCATATGCTCGTGCTGCATTAGCTTATTGCAATCATGACAGAGCATTTGCACAACGTATCTATGACTACGCATCTAAGGGTTGGTTCATGTATGCTAGCCCTGTACTTAGCAATGCCCCACGTGTAGGTGAATACTTTAAAGCTTTACCTATCTCCTGCTTTTTAACATACATAGGCGATAACTTAACTTCCCTCGTAGATCACAATGCAGAGGTTGCATGGCTATCAGTGAAGGGTGGTGGTGTAGGTGGTCATTGGTCAGATGTACGTGGAGTCAGTGACAAAGCACCGGGACCTATCCCTTTCATGAAAGTTGTAGACAGTCAGATGACTGCATATAAACAGGGCAAGACAAGGAAAGGTAGTTATGCGGCATACTTGGATATTAGCCACCCTGATATTGTTGAGTTTGTTAATTTTAAAGTGCCCACTGGCGGTGACATCAATAGAAAATGCTTCAATCTATTTAACGCAGTCAATGTCACTGACGAGTTTATGGCAGCGGTATTGAGAGATTTAGATTGGGACTTAGTTGACCCTGCCAGTAAGGAAGTACGTGCCACTATGAAGGCTAGAGACCTATGGCAACGCATTCTAGAAGCTAGGTTCCGTACAGGTAGTCCTTACATTAACTTTGTTGACGAGGCTAACAGGCAACTTAACCCTAAGCAACGAGAGATGGGACTGAAAGTACACGGCAGTAATCTATGTAACGAGATTCATTTAGCTACAAGTGAAGATCGTACTGCAGTATGTTGCCTATCTTCTGTGAACTTAGAGAAGTTTGATGAGTGGTCAGGCACTAACATGGTCTACGACTTGATTGTATTCTTAGACAATGTATTGCAGGCATTCATTGATAATGCCCCACGTGAGATCCATAAAGCTATCCGTAGTGCAGAGGCAGAGAGGTCCTTAGGCTTAGGTGCTATGGGTTTCCATGGCTATCTACAAAGCAAGGGTATTCCATTTGAAGGGCTATCAGCTAAGATTGCAAACGTAAGAATGTTCAAACATATTCAAGAGCAAGCAATCAAAGCTACAAAGGCTATGGCAATTACAAGAGGTGAACCTAATGATCTCATTGGTACAGGCACTCGCAATGCACACCTTATTGCTGTTGCTCCAAATGCTAATAGTAGTATTATTTGTGGTTGCTCTGCTTCCATTGAGCCTATTAAGTCTAACGCATATGTGCATCGAACACGTGCAGGATCGCATCTGGTTAAGAACGTCTACCTACAAAAGATCCTACATACCTTGGGCAAGGATACGCAGGAGGTATGGCAATCGATCATCATGAATGAAGGATCAGTACAACACTTAGCCTTCTTAGACAGAGACACTAAAGATATCTTTAAGACTGCATTTGAACTGGATCAGCAGTGGGTCATTGAACATGCTACAGATAGACAGAAGTATATATGCCAAGGGCAGTCATTGAACTTATTCTTCCCTGCAGGTAGTCCTAAGTCATATGTCAATGCAGTACACATTAAAGCCTGGAGGTCTAAGCTTAAAGGTTTGTACTACCTACGTACAAGTGCAGGTGTACAAGCGGATAAGATCGGTTTAAAAATAGAAAGGAATGCACTGCAAGATGCTGAAGAGTGCCTTAGCTGCCATGGGTAGGAGTAGCAACGATGAGTAAAAAGAAGAGATTTGATAAAGACCTATTCACAGAGAATGATTCACCTGCTAGACTAGCTGGCATACGGTACTGGAGTGCTCTGGGCTACATTGCAGCACCTAACTATGACAAGTATGGCCCTGACTTAATAGTGATCACAGACAGTGAACGATTCTATAGTGAAGTTGAGATTAAAAGGGTATGGTCAGGAGAGACTTTTCAATACGATACCCTACAAATACCTGAAAGGAAGCAGAAGTTTGCAGGACTTGATCTTCCGTGTACTTTCATGGTATTTAACAACGAACAGACCTATGCATTTCTCTGTGAGGGTGATACACTTATTGCTTCCCCCTTAGTGGAAGTACCCAACAAGTATGTACATGCAGGTGAAATGTTCTACCAAGTGCCTATAAATAAACTTAAGCTAGTGAGGGTTCCTGTGCAATGAATAAAGATGATATTATTAATCAACTTGAGAGAATCTATGCTAACCTAGTGGCATTAGGAACTTATTACTTCCATGAGCATTGTGAATATAGTAATAAGTACGGTGCTACCGATGATATAGATACAGTGGAGTTTGGATTGTGGGATGCAGAGTTACGGATTAAAGAAGTTATTAAACTACTGGAGGGATCACATGGAGCGAGTGGAACGAGTACAGCGAGTAGTGGATTCAGAGATGCCAGAAATTTTAATGACAAGGAACCTTGGGAAACATCCAAGTGGACTTACGATGCAGGAGTGGCTATGGCCTTTCAAGACTGCGGAACAGAGAAAGCTAGTAGCAAAGTATCACAAGAAGCAGCAGCGCAAGAAGCAATTAGACGATATTGAACTTGCACCTTTTTAACTTAATAGGAAAAAACTATGACTTATGTTAAAGTAGATGATGAAACGGTAGATAAAATCATTCGTGCTGGATTAATTGAAAGCTATTTCACAACGGAAGAAATGGTTGAAAATGCTGAAATAAAGGAAGAAGCAGGTGAAGAACTTAAACCCTATCAGCAAGAAGACCTTGAGTACAATAGAAAATACCTTAAGGCACTCAAAAGAGTTATCGAACACTTTAGCGTTGCAGGAAACTTTGACATCGAGATTGAAAGACTTGACTACCTTGAAAGAAGTTTTGACCCACCAACCTACATCCACGATGACTCTGAAGAAGAAGAAGATGAAATCTGATACATACAAAGATCTAGATAGGTTTGACTTAGAGCAAGCTATCATGACTGTGTGGGGCTTAGAGGAGGATTTAGAAGCCCTCTATGGATATCTCTATGAAACAGAGGCAGATGCAGACACTGTAGCTAATGCTTTACTTGGAGCAAAGGTACTGCACACAGCACGGTGCACTAAGCTGTGGGATATCTTTACTAAGCTTATAGAGACTGAGAAAATTGCCAATGCACCTTCAGACACAATGGGTTCTGTGGCATATTTACAAAGTACTATCTCAGAGTTAAAGGAGACTCTCTCAGAACTAAGGGAAGACAATGCAAAACTGCTATCAGATTTACATGAGAGCTATGAGAATTGTGAAAGCATTGTGAAGTATGAAGGGTTAGGACCGGGACAATCACAGCAAGGTATGAGTCTTCGTGAGCAACTTGCAAGTGTTATAAGACTAAGGGCTAAGGAAGTAAGTGAGGGGTACTTGAAGTAATTGACATAGACAAATAGCTACATATAACTTTACATCCCACCTGGGCACTTCTATAGTGCCCTTTATTTTCCCCTTTAACTTTGGAGTCTTCATGTCTGTTACATCCCCTAATAAAACGTACAAACCCTTTAGCTATCCGTGGGCTATGGAATATGCAGTTGAATCTGAGAAGGTTCATTGGATCGAGGCAGAGGCTAAGTTACAGGATGACGTAGCACAATGGCAGAATGGTAAGCTATCTAATCAAGAGAAGAATCACATTACACAAATTCTTAGATTGTTTACACAGAGTGATGTAGCAGTTGGATCTAACTATCTAGATCACTATGTACACAAGTTTAAGAATAATGAAATACGTGCCATGCTTACCAGTTTCGCTGCAAGGGAGTTTATTCACCAACGTGCTTATGCCCTATTAAACGATACACTAGGGCTGCCAGAGGAGGAGTACTCAGCCTTCCTAGCATACAAGCAAATGCGTGATAAGATCGATTTCATGACACAGATAGATACCCATAGCCATGAAGGATTAGCGAAGGCTGTAGCTCGTTCTGTGATGAATGAGGGCATGTCTCTATTCAGTGCCTTTGCTATGCTTTTAAACTATCAGAGATTCGGTAAGATGAAGGGTATGTGTGAGATCGTTGAATGGTCCATACGAGATGAATCCATGCACTGTGATGGCATGGTTAAACTATTCAGGGAATTCTGTAAGGAACATCCTAGGATTGTCACAGATGACTTTAAGAAAGACATCTATCAAATGTTCAGAGATGGTGTGGAGTTAGAGGATGCAGTTATTGATGGCGCATTTGAAATGGGACAGATACAGGGCTTGACAGCAGAGGATGTAAAGAGTTATATTCGGTACATAGCGGATAGACGTTTAATTCAACTGGGACTTAAGGGTAACTGGGGAGTTAAATCTAACCCTATAGAGTGGCTTGAGTGGGTGACGTCTAGCTCTAGACATGTCAACTTTTTCGAAGCAGTTGTAACCGACTACAATGCAGCAGGCATGGTAGGTGATTGGGGATGGAACTACAATGAACCAGAACGGCAACACAAACTTGCAGCATAAAGATACTACAGTTAAGAAAGATCGTGTACCTCCTTTGTCAATTCAATATGACAAGGGCAGGTATGCATTTACACGTGGGTGGATTGCTAACCCTTACGATCCTGATGAGGCTAAGGGTAAAGAGTGGCAGCGAGGATTTGATGCTGCCTATTTCGATAACTTAGATAAAGTGAAGGTTAGGTATGCCAAGCATTAAACATGATGTACAGATGACTGCTAATGATCTACGGATTATATTAGCACTCATCAAGAAAACCCCCATCGAGGATGGATTGTTTCCTTTGTTTGTAGATTTACAGGGACAGTTTAGAGAAATTAAGTTGAAAGAGCTAGGGGGGAATGAAGATACAATTCCTATGGAGTTATCTTAGTCCCTACTGTGAGAGTGCATTGTACTCTTGATACAGTTCCATGGCACGTGAATAGTCCCCAGTTATCTCTGGGGATTTTTCATTGTACTGTCTTTCAACAAAAGCATTAAGACCTGCCCTATCTAACTTGGACAGATTCTCGTATTGCATCTTACTGTATCTATTAAAATCATCAGATGCAACTGATCCTTTTAACTCTTCCCTAGCTGCATTGATAGCAGTTGACATGTAGTTTCTAAATGCCTTACGTCTTTCAAGGTCACTCTTCTGCTGATATTCAGGGGCATCTAGCCTGGGCATTACAATGTCACGGATATAGGAACGGGATTTAATGATTAATGCCCTATCCATTTTCCTATCCCCACTTGGCTTAAAGAACTCCCAAGGCTCCATACCAATACGTAGTACTTCTTTCTCTAAAGCATTGGCTTGTGGGTTAAAGCGAGTACCTGCTAATACATCAAAGAATTGAGTAGGTCTTACAATCTGCTCAGCTTCAGGTGAAACATAATCAGGACGAAGATAGGGTATAGCTTCAGGTAAAGATTGCTTCCATCCTGGTATCTTATTCTGAATACGCTTTAGCATTGCATCTAATACTAAGTCACCACCCTCACCTTCTACAACATTAGGATCTCTTGCTACCTGTTCCTCACGATCAAATGAGGATATAGCTGCAATCAGTGGGGATGCAGGTTGCAGTAGCATGTTAAAGTAATCACCGAATGATTGCCCAACTGTCTTTAAGACCTTACGTACTTCTTTTGTATTTACAGCACCCTCATCCGATATGTCTTTAGCTACTTGAATCATGTCAGGTAGATTATCAAATAGTGTATTTCTGATACCTGCAGATTCAAGACCTGTCAAAGTCTTTGTCAACTCTTTCCAGTTTATCTTCCAGATTTCGTCATTATTAAATTTGTATACTACATCTGCCACAGCCAGAAATGCTGCAGGTACGGGTGCTAAGCTAGCCAAGTCAACTGTATCACCTTCAGGTGTCTTGATTTCAGTGGGCTTTGTATCTTGACTGTTAGATCTAGTGTTGTATGCCCAAGCAAGTACACCTCCACCTACGACACCTTTAGAGATACGATCTAATCCATCTTGAGCAAGTGCCTCAGCCTTAGCCATATCTTTATTTTTAAATGCAGCATTAGCAGCACGAGCTAACTGTGCAGTACCTGCAATGGGTTGAGAGATGACATTGTTTCTGTATTGCCAAGCAATGGCATTGGTTACAAATCGAGGGAATGGTATGGGGCCAGTGAGTAATACGGGAGCACTTTCAACTGTTTTAACGAATAAAGATCCAATGTTCTCGGCAAACTGTTCTGCCCCTGTGATCTTTTTAAACTTAGGTGTGTAAGAAAAAGTCATCTTTAATGCATCATCTGCAGCACGTTGTAATATTTCTTTAGGTATTGTCTTATCTGTTGCTAACACGTCAAGCATATTCACACCTACATCACGTAACTGCTTAGATACACTAGCATTAAACACAGCTTTCCTAAACATAGCATCTTGTGCTACGTTAAAAGTATTTACAAATCTTGCAAACCTTGTTAGTTCTTCGTTGCCTGATTCTTGTAAAGCACCTAAGAAAGATTCCTTAAAGTTAGGATTATATTTAAGTAAATCATCTGTTATGCGGGAAGATAATCCCACGTTAGTCAGATAATGAAACGTACCAAATGTATCTTTAACAATATTATTAAGACCCCTACCCACATCCCCCTTTTCATATTTACCTGTTACAGCAGCACCTATAACTCTGCCTGTATTATAGAGGGTACTTTCAAGTAGGTTAGATGCAGCATCAAGTGTCAAAGCACCTGAAGTGCCAATAACATTTCGCACTGTAGTTCCTATACCTGAAACTACAACAGCCCTTACGTTTTTATCAACAGCTTTAACTGCGTTATATACTGAGGCAAAAGGACCAGTACTACTATCATTCAGTAACTTCGCATCAAATAACTTCTTAGCCTCATCGTCTAATGCACCCGCTCTCTTAAACATCTTTCCTAGCACAGATGCCTGTTGCATGATGATAGCTGCATCCTGAATAGTAGTTCTAGAGGCTTGTGCAAATTCACGTACTGTTAACCCTGCACGATTAAGTGCTGACTCTAATGCCATATCATCTATCTTGTCAGAAGTCATAAACAAATCTCTGACAAAATCAGATATCTTTTGATTGGGTTCAGGTCTAAGTGTAGGATCGGCTAGCATTAAATATTTAGCTGCATCCAGTGCACGTTTGTTTATGTCCTTGCGTATCTGTGATTCTGTAATTTCTGTAGGTGGTGCTAACTCATTTAAGAATTTTCTACCTTCAAATACATCAAACTTAGTCAGATCATCGTTAGTGAATAAGTCTTCTATAGCTTTTACTTCTGCATCTTGTCTAGCTTTTTCTGACTTTGAAAGTACAACTTTCCTATCCGCTAGCCTATCCTCATATTGCTTGATCATCTTATCTGGGGCTACACGTGCACCTTGACGAATCTCCGGCAAGTTTAGTATGGCTCCAAATGCACCCATGATAGCCGCACTGGTTTTGTCTACTTTAGGAATGTTAAGGACATCACCTTTATTTATCTCTTGACCTACATCAACCCTAAGGCTATCACTAGGAGGAACAAACTTATGATATAAAGTACCATCATCCCCGATAATAGATACAATATTTCCTTTAGGAGTTGATTTAATCTTTGCAACTTTACCCCCTTCTTCTGCTTGAATATCCCGTAAGCCAGCTTCTATATCTATCTGCTGTCTGCCAGCATCTTGCAATGCACTGGATGTAAACTCCACAGCAGTTCCAGCTACAGCAGCAGGTGCGTATACGGGTGCTTTAGGTGCAGCAGCAGCGACAGATGCTTTAGGTGTAGCAGCAGTGACAGCCTGACCTTTAAGTTTGTCTTTGACTGCTTCTTGCATGACTTTCCTGCCCATTGCAACACGGCCTAGCACAACACCTTTACTTACACCATACCCTAGATAGGTAAGAGGATCAGTAGTTTGTGCAAAGACAGTCTCAGCCAGAGGTCTAATACCTTCTTGACCGCTTTTCATAAAAAAACTTGGAACCCTATCCCAGATCTTATAAGCTTCACCTGCTTTAAGGGCATTCTCTACAGAAGTATTTGTTAGATACGCTAGCTCTGGCCTTGCATCCAACATGTAATTATTTTCTACCTTACGCATGTGGGTAAAGAAACGATTGATATAGTCTTTGTCTGACTCATCTTTACCCTGCTTACCTGACTCTCCTCCACGAGATTCCATATAGTCTTTAACTTTTTTGAAATACTCACTGTCCTTGTTATAAATTTCTTTTAAGGGTATAGGATTTTCAGTCTCTACTATATATCTTTCTTTGAACTCTTCTGTCTGTGGTTTTACCAATGCTTTAATGCTAAGCTTTTCTTCAGGTCTAGCAAACAGTGTAGATCTTTCTAAGCGTTGTACAGAAGTATCGGCAACAGAAGGCACAGCACCTGATAATGGTTTACGTGCTGCACCTAATCCCCTAGCAAGCGGTTTCTCTTCACTCAACAGCTTAGGGTTAATTACGGCACTTGCAGCTTCCCCTAAATAAGAGCTAGCACTTTCTTTTAATTGCTTAAATGTAAATTTAGAAGCAGCAGCCTTTTCAGCTTCAGCATCAGATATTTCTAGCTTTATAGGTTTGTCTGCTTGCTTAGAAGTTGGTATAGAAGCAGGAGGGACAGGTAAGTCTGAAATATCTATGCCTTGCTTTTGTGGCACTGGCAAATCAGAAATATCTATATCCTGCTTTGGTGGTACAGGCAAGTACGAAATGTCTACAGATGTAGTCATTCTTTATACCCTTGAGAGCGTAGATAATCCTTGGCTTTAGTTACATCCCCACCGAAATGTGCATTTGCATACTCTGTTAACTTAGTGCCAGTAGGCATTTGTTTTGCTTCAGCAGTTGCAGGTGCTTGTGTAGCTGGCTTAGGTTGGGAACGAGCACCTAAACCTGGAGCAGCAGCAGGCTTAGCAGATACCTGTGCAGCAGCAGTAGCTTCCTCTAGATTCTTAAATACAGGTTGACCATTTACAATTGTCACACCCGGGATTGTTGCCAAAGCTACAACTAAGTCTTTGGGGTACGCACCCGTCTTGGGATCTTTATATACCTCTATCTGCATTTGAACTTGTTTATGCCCAAGTGCAGTTCCATAAGCCTGTGCCTGTGGATTTGTTGGGGTAAACACACGATCTACCCCGCCTTGCATGTTGGGTACATCCCTAAAATTAGCACTGCCTATTTTTGATGCACCCTCTGATGCACCAGCATGGAACGCTCTACTAACTAGTGTGCTATAAGATGTTGGAGTGATTTTATTATCGGTGTCAGATTTTCTTTCTAATAATCTGACTCGTTCTTGTAAATCCTTTCCTTTTGCAAATAATCTATCACGTTCTGCAGGATCTGTAGTATTCGCTGCCTGATTAAAATAACCATAGTATCGTTGCTCGTATATCTCTTTTTCACTTGGTGGTTTTTCAAAGCTTTTGCTGTGTATCTTTTTATCTGCGTCTAGCTCATTTTTCGCAGCTATATAGTCTGGGTGGTTTTCCCCAACTGTCTTTCTAAGTCGAGACAATTCAAGTTCCTGCCTGTCTATGCTATTAGCCATACTTGCCTGTTTCTCAGACATCAAGGAAGTTAAATCAATCTTAGTTGCAACGGAAGGTATCTCTGCCAACTTAGTCTTGCGTACTTCTGAAGGTGAAACACCATACCTTGCAGCAAGTTCTTTTTCCTGCTGCTCATAAGCTGTGCTAGGCAAGCCAAATAAAGTCCTACTCTGAGTGGCTGAAGGCGTAGCAGTTCCAGGCTGCAGTTCTGTGATTGATGTTCTTAATGCTTCAACTGAAGGTATCTCTTGTCCCGGTTGTATAGTCACAAGCTGTGCAGCTCTCTCTGGAGTGAGTTTATCCTTCATCTCGCTCAGTTTCTTCAGTGTTTCATCTGCAAGACCACTGGTATAGATAGATACAATCTGCTGATCATTTAAACCAAAAGCCCTAAGTTGACGAGCTTTTTCATCTAACTCTTCGCCCCTTTTCTCTGCACGTAACTTAGCCTTCTCCCTCTCTTTAAGTAGAGAATCCCATGCAATTTTTGCATCGTTGCGTAATTCTTTATCACGCTCTTCAATATCTTTAGAGGCTTGAGTTGCAAACCCCTCTACAAATGAAGCTAGGAAGGACATAGACTTACCTCAGGGTATTATTGGATGTTATTGGGTGTAATATTGGGAGTAGGGGCCATTAGGCTATTAGAAGTTGGAGCCATAGGGCTTACAGGGGCCATTAGCCCACGATATTCAGCTGGCATACTAGCCTCTTGTGATAGCTGTTCTGAGGGCATTTCAGGTGCCATAGAGACACGTTGAACAACTTCCCTTGCTACAGACCTAGGAATCATTTGCTCCTTCTGTAGCTTCTTATAGGACTCGACATAAGGTGTGTTAGTTGAGTCAGCTACAAGCATCAGTAGCTCACGTACAACTGGATTTATAAGCACACCTACGTCGAGAGAGTGAATACCATTCATAGCAGAGGAAGTGATAATAGTCTCTGCTATATTTTCAATAGACACTTTAGCTTCCATAGCAGCAAGTATCTTATCCTCTGTCTCAGGATCTAATAGCTTATCTGTGTAATAGGCAATAGCATCTTCTACCGATGCAAGCATAGGAGGATTCTCCCACGGTACATTACGTTTAGCACCTGTAAGTGACATACCGGGAATAGGACCATCAGCAAATGCATTCTCACTCATTATCTTTATTCCCTTTGTATTCCATTCTTTTCATACGGATATCTGCAATGAAGTTAGCAATAAGATTAAAGGTATCATCTTGACCCATATCATCTTTAATCTTAGCTTTCTTAGGTGCAAGTAAGCCTTTACCTTTAGGCTTAACTGCTGCATTAAGCTTTTCACTTACAAGTGATTCAATCCGCTTTGTATATTTATCCATTAGTCTTCACCAAAAATAGCTAGAATGTCATCATCTCCCATGCCTTCAAACCCACCCCGTTCAGCTATTTGATTTGTTATACGCAACCAATCATCTTGAGAACCTACAACTTTATTCCAATCTACTTGATCCCATACAGATGAAGATACAGATGACCCTGCTATACCCTTAAAGAAATCTTTTGCAGTATCAGCAATTGCAGACCCCAGAGTTGTCTTTCCTAATAACGTAGCAGTTAAACCGCCCATAGCTTGATAGGCAGCAGCTGTACGTTGAGCCTTAGCAGCTTCTACTGCAGCTTCTTTCTGTAATGTAGCTACAGCTAAACGATTCTCACGATCTAAATCATTCTGCCCTGATTGATAAGAATACTGCATAGTATCCCTGTATCCTTGCCACATATTATTATACTGTGCCAGGGATAATTGCATACCCATCTGAGCATTGAATTGATTAGCTTGGTTAATAGCTGCAGTATCGGCAGTAGCTATATTCCTTCTCCACTCAGCATTAGACTGATCAATCACAAGCCTTTGCTGAGCATTGAATTGCTCCATGGCATTAACTTGCTGTGTATTAAACTGTGCTATAGCATTAGTCTGCCCTGAGTTAAACTGTGCCATAGCATTCTTTTGCTGCGTATTGAATTGATTTACTTGGGCTGTCAATGAAGCAAAGAATTGATCAGTCTGCATTTGAGATGTAGCATTGAATTGTGAAGCGGCATTCTCAGCAGCTGCATCTGTAAATAGACTTTGAATTATTTGCTGTGATTTAAATAAGGCTGTCTGCTGTTCATTAGACAGATTAGCTAGATCCATTTGTAGGAAAGACTGAGCATTGACAACAGCAGCTTGTTGTCTATTGTTCAGGTTAGCCATATCCATTGAAGCTGTAGTAGCTGCATTCTGTAGCACAGCAGCTTGTTCACTATTTAAATTAGCTAGGCCAATAGTCTTCATTAACTCCGAGTTATGAAGCATGGCATTTTGCTTAGCAGTGAAGGTTAGATTATTAGCCTCTGAATATTTAGCTGCATTAATAACTGCAGTCTGCTGCTTATTATCAAGTACCTTACCTTCCATTGCAGCTTGTATTTGTGCATTGGCAAGTGCAGATTGAGTACGAGTACTTAGATTAGCTAAATCAACTTGAGTGTTCTGTGCACTTGTCTGTAAGGCAGCTTGCTGTTGATTATTAAGATTGATATTGGCAATCTCTGCATAACGAGCTGCATTAGTGAGCATTGCCTGCTGTTGATTAGACAACTCTTGCTGTTGTACTGCAGCACGAATCTGCAAGTTAGCAAGCATGGTCTGCTGACCATTAGTAAGATTCTGGGATTGAAGTGCAAAGGCATTAGCTGCATTCTGTAATGCTGCCTGTTGCTCTGAATTAAAGTTAGCAATCTCTACGCCTTGCTGTGCAGCTGCATTAGCCAGTGCCACTTGCTGTCTGTTATTGAGATTCTGTAATCCCATCTGAGCAAAGGTATTAGCATCTTGCTGTGCTATAGGCAGTGCAGATTCCATAGCAGCCTGGAATATCGCAGTAGCTGCCATAGAACTATTACCTAAACCCCTAGATGCCATAGCTGCATTAGCTGCACGTATAGCACCTGCAGCCCAGGCAGGAGTCTTGCCATCATCAAATGACTTCATCAACTCAGTCAATTGACCTTGTACAGTGGCTTTAGCTTCTACTTTACCTTCAATGAAATCAGCTAAAGTGCCTGCATCAAGTGTAAACTTATCTAACTTAGCAGCTACAATCTTTGCATCTTCAGTAAGACCTAACTCTTTCTGTGCCTCGCCTTGTGCTGCATTGTCTACACCAAGTGTAGCTGCACTGGCTATTTCAGTAGGCTGTACTTCACGAGTGACAGCTTGAATATCTTTTACTGCATTTGCTTCATTTACAACGGCTGTAGGGGCAGTGTATTGTGTCGCTGCACCTACTAGCTCGTTGGTACTGACAGAGCGATCTACAGCATCAATAGTATCTTGGAATGCAACATCAAACTTAGCTGCAGTTGCAAGTGCCTTATCTGAAACAATACCTTCAGCTGCAGTAATCGTATCTGAGAAATCGCCTGTAGCTGCAGCTAGTGTATCGGTCACTTCCTTAACACCTTTAGCAGTAGTAGAAGCAGTAATCGATTCAGGTGCAGTAGCCTTAACCGACTCTGCCTGTGCAGTCGTTGATACGGTATCTACAGCTGCAGTACTAGCCTTTGCACCTTCTCTAGCTGCAATAAGTTGAGATGGATCTTGAGTGATAGTAGCTGCAGTTACACCGGAAACAGGACTTATAGTAGGTGCTCCAGTTACAGTGTCAGCAGTTACCTTAGATCCAGCAGCTTTCTTGTTTGCATACTCAGCACTATTCAGAATCTTATTACGGATATTTGTAACACTGTCACCTGAATCATCCCAGAACTTTAACCCACCTGCATCTGGTTCTCTGCCTAGTAACTGTCTATATATGGCAGTGATCTCTTCTGCATTAGCATCGTTAGGATCATAACCCGTAGCTGCATTCTGTACTTTAGTTGCCCATGATTGGTACTGAGGTGTAGTACCTACATTGGGGTTAGTCCAATCTACACCTAATGCAGTAGCATCTGCAATAAAACGACTAATGTCTGCATCTGTTACAGTCTTACCTGTAGCTTGAAATCGTGCATTGATAAGTGCTTTAGCTGAATCTGGCAGTGTAGCTGCTGGTTGTGTTACAGCCGTTACGGTATCCTGTCCTGCACTTACAGTACTCTGTCCGCTACTTACAGTACTCTGTCCGCTACTTACAGTGCTCTGTCCACCACTTACAGTAGGCTGACCAGTAGCAGGAGTTACAGTAGCAGCAGTGACGGTAGGAGTGGTAACGACAGCAGGAGCAGCAGTGACAGCAGGAGAGGTAACGACAGCAGGAGCAGGCTTAATCGTATCCTGAGCACCAGGATTCATAAGTATTGAAGTCTGGTTATTAAGTGCCTGTCTATCTAATTCTTCTTCCGTTGCAAGTCTAGTATCTCCACCCACTGCATACTTTTTCTTCTTTTTAGTTACAACACCACCACGTGCCATGTACTTATCTAACACAGTACCATAACGATCTGCCATAGAGGGATCGGATCTAAGAAACTCATCAAACATATGCATAGGACCATCATAGCCTAGCTTACGTGCGACAATCTCTTTTTGTTTAGATGTAAATTCTTTACTTGGCATGTCTATGTTATCCCTGCTTTTATTGCATCAATACTGCTTCAGCTTCTCTACGTTTAACTAACCCCGGTAGTACCCTTCCATTGCCTCTTACCCACAATCTAAGTTGCTCTACTGCACCTTTCCAATCTTGGGCATTAATCTTTCTTCTGAGAGTACTGGTTTGTAATCGACCTACACCTAGGTTATAAGCGAAATCTACGATGGCATTAAACTTAGACCAATCAGCAGACTGAATAGCAAGTGTTAATAATATGGGGCATTGCCTCGCTACACCTGGGGCATATGTATGCATAAGTTCAAGCATTAAAAGCTGTCTTGCTTGAATCTCAGACATAGGTGGGTCAGTTAACTTGACCTTACGCCCGTCACTGTAGTATGTACTTCCATAACCTATCGTAGGTACACCTGCAGGGCAGATATAAGGTTTAGATGAGAAACCTTCAAACCTACGACATAACTCTGAAGCAATGTCTAACTTCATTTTCTATATGTTATTACAGACCACGCTTAGCTAAAGTCCGGTCGAGAAACCAGTAATTTAATGTTCCACTAACTAAGGCACTCATGTCTGTAGTCATCATAGTTTTAAACACAATCTCTGCAGGAGCACCCGATAACCAAGCATTCCATGCAAACCATACATGGATAAATGACCAGATAAACAGTACCCAATAGGTGACTACAGGTCTAACACTTGCTGAGAGAGATGCAGCCCATCCACCTGCAGCTTTTACCATCTCAGCTTGTTGATTGATTGCAGCTTCAAATGCTGCCATGACACCTGTATCAATAGCAGCTTCTCGTTGTGCACCTATCTCAGCAAGCTTCTGTGCCCCACGTTGAGCTTCTAAGTCACACTGCCTACTGAACATGAGTAGCTCATGTGATCTTTCATTCTTCTTATCGAGCCACTTAAGTACTTCAGGTGCAAGCCTAAATAACCCACCGAAGATAGATCCAAGTAACCCACCACTTAGTAACTCAAACATTACTGTTCCGTATTAGTGTCTACAGGCTTTCTGCCAAATATCCTCTGCACTGTATCTGTTTCCCATATGCGAATGGCAGTCCATATAATCGTTAATATAGCTGCCATTGCAGGGAGTAACTCAGCTAAAGTGCCAACGACTGTGATAATCGATACGGCATCACCTAATTGTTTTACTTGCTCATCAGCTTGCAATGCCATACTATTTACCTTTTGTTAAATCATTAACATGTTTCCACAATTCCGTGATTTGTTTATCGTAGCCCTTCTCTAGATAATCGACACGGACTTTAATAGTGACTGCATAGGCAGCTATAGCGACAACTGCTGCACCTAAGTACCACAGTTTTCCTAGTGTCTCTATAGCTTCCATTTACGCAACCTCTCATGTAAGTGAATCGGCTAAGGAATCGGCATTAAGCGAGTCAGCAGCAAATGTAAGTTCGATTGTTTCAATCACCTCATCCACGCTGGTTGTTGCATATTTACCCTCAACCCATGCCTTATCTGAATGGTTCCAGTTCCACTGATAACCTGCCCTGTCTGCTGGTTTTGGTGGCCGTACAACCCACTCATGCGACCACCAGATGACTTCCATACCTTCAGGGCACTCTGGTGCATCAGGCACTTGTACCCAACCATCTGTGCCATCTGTCTCAGGCTTTGGTATTGATCCTAGTTTGCTGTAGAGCATGATGTTGTCCTATTGCAGCGGGAATGGTGCGGTAGGCGTGGTATATGTGGTTCCTGTATACCGAGCAAGACCTTTTGTTACACGAAGGTCATCAATGTATCCATTAAAACTATTATCGGTT